TTCATGTCCATATGACTTGTCGTTCTTACGAAGAGCCTCCAACCTGTTTATGTGGGCATAGTGTAGATATTCTAACCCCTTGTTGATGATTGTCAAGTAGAAAGCATAAGACATCTTCATCACTGTGGCTGTAATCTTGGTGGATTTTAAAAAGTACGTAGCTGAGCAGGACATCCATCCAAGCAAAAAAGCACACCCAGCTATGATTAGACTAACTATAAAATTCATTACCTCTCCAAATGAAATAACCACCTAGGTATGGTCCCTAGATGGTTATTATAACGGCTCAGGAGATTTCTGTCAAGCTATTATTTTGAGGCGAGTCTGCGGAAGATGCGCTCGGCTAGCTTGTTCGCCATGTCATCTTGCTTCTTTTCACGAATAAGGCGTGCGGCGACGCGGCGGGCGACTTCTTGCACAATATCTTCTTCACCCATAATTTCCTCATCGTCTTCACCACCCATCTCTTCGGGTTCACCTTCGGGAGCGTCCATAGGACCTTCTAGATCACCACCTTCATCGTCCATGGCATCACCCCCTATTTCCATCTCTTCATCACCGCCAACCTCTACGTCAGCGTCAAGACCGAGTAGATCTGCGAGCTTGTCTACAATGTCAGCAAACTGTTCTTCTTTGCCACCTTCCATGTCCATGCCACCAAGATCATCTTCGGCGCCCATGTCCATATCCATTTCCATGTCGCCAGCAGGTTCATCACCCATTTCGGCGCCCATGTCCAACTCCTCACCACCTTCAGGCGCAGGGGTCTCTTCAACATCCATTTCCATTTCTTCTTCTTCACGCATATCTCTCATACCGGGAGGCTCTTCGTCGTCACGTTCTGCTTCGCGCATCCCGCCCATTCCTCTCATGCCGGGAGGATCTTCATCTTCCTCGTCGTCGCGCATACCTGGGACGGGAAGGGGTCCGCCCATCTCTTGGAGGGGCTTAATGTTCGCCAGCTTCATGAACTGACGAATCTCTGATTCTGTTAAAAGTGTTTTGCGGGCCATAGTTTTAAATCTCCTTTATAAAACTCAAAATAAATAGTCTTTCATACCCGAACTTGCTAACAATTCTGCGCCGTCAGGTAATCTTTTCTGTAATTTAAATAGTGCCTTGTCTTGTATTTGCTTTATGCGAGCAAACGACAAGCCCTCCCTTTTTGCTATCTCGCGCAAGGATAGGGCACCATTCTCATAGATCGAGATCATCGAACAATTATATTCATCTTCATAATCTATATGGTATCTACAATTGTTCGCAAAGCAACATTCTTTGTTTTTTAAGCATTGTTGCGCACATACTAATAGGTCTTGTTTATTCATAGGTCTGGAAATTCCTTTGAGATTAAGTCAAATATTTCTTGTTTCTCGGCATCATCAAGCAAGCCAAAATCTTCAAGAACTTCTTGCCCTTTCTTTCTCAGCTTGAGAGACTTGGTGAAGCGACGACGAGAGAGAATCTTGTGTTCGATTATATAATTGTCAAAGAACTTTATCAAATTTTGCTCTTCCTCAATCATACCATCAACAACAGCACGAAAAAACTGCGCCACATTTACTTTGTTGTGACGCAGCCTTATCAGTAATCTTGCATGGTCATCGTCTGTCACCATAAACCTGATAGACTTTAAGTCTTGTCCATAGTTTGGGCTATCAGACATTACCATTTTCTCGTAGAGATGTGTGTTCTGCTCTCGCCAAGACCAGCAGGGGTCTGCCGAACAAACTCCGCAGTCTGTCTTAGTTCCTTGATTGTCCGCACACCAGAGTATGAGAGCCCAGAGCGGATACCCCGGTCGAGATCCATAAGCACGTTACGAACCTTGCCACGATAAGGAACAGTGGAAGACACGCCTTCAAACGAAGAGTATCTACCGCGCCATTCTACTTGGGCTTCCTTAGAAGCCATCCCGCGATAAGTTTTATACTTTGTTCCGTCTTGTCGGGTATAAACCTCGCCGGGGGTCTCTTTTGTTCCAGAGAGCAGGGAACCCAACATAACCGCGTCTGCACCTGCGGCGAGTGCCTTTACAATGTCGCCAGAGTTGCGGATACCACCGTCTGCTATAATCTTTACATCGCGGTCGGTATAAGCGCAATCTATGATTGTCTGCAAACCGGGGTGTCCGTGTCCTGTCTGCACTCTCGTAGAGCAGATAGACCCGCCCCCAATGTTACAGCGAACAGAGTTGGCGCCCCAGTCTGCGAGATCGTTTATAGCCTTTAGTGTGGCCACATTTCCTGCCATAATGTGTAGGTCATCGCTGATAAAGTCTCTAATTGTGCGTAGTGCTTCTTTCATCATAATGTGATGACCATGTGCCACATCAACACAAACAAAGGTTGCGCCTGCGGCAAGGCACTCACAAACCCTGTATAGTAAGTCTTTACCGACGCCAACAGCGAAACCAATGTTCTCTGCTCCGTTGGCTCTTGCGTGTCCAACCAACTCTGCTTGTTCTTCTGGCGTATTATATCTATGGATAATAGAACAAGCACCTTCTTCTGATGTAGCCCTAGCCATAAGGTCTTCTGATACCGTGTCCATTGGGGACGATATGATCGGAAGACCCAACTTCAACCCATTACCAAGGTCTGTAGAGATGTCTACTTCAGATCGAGAGCGAATGTCCGAGTAATGTGGCAAGAGCAACACATCGTCATATGTGAGAGCTTCAATCATCTTATCTCCTGTTCTTGTCAATAAAGATACGGATGCCTGTGGGATGATACCAAGTTTCCTTATGGGGATTCTTTGGTTCCTCCATGAACTTTACAACAGGCTTCATCCCACCAGTCCTAACGTGACATATTGCGGGAACACCTTGAAAGCCATATTTTTTCTCAAGTCCTTCACCATCTTCCATATTGAACGCATAGAAGTGGTCACCTTCATATTCGTCAGAAATTTCTACAAACTTGTCACGCAGAGCGTGACATAGGTGGCAATTTTGTCCGTAAAACTTTATTACTACGTTGTGGCGCTTGTCTACCTTGCCGCCTAGAATTTGTTCTAGGTTTCGTCTGTTAATTCTTGATACTGCCATTTTCTATTCCTTTGATAATTCGGTCAAGATACCAACGGGCTTTCTTGAGGTCTTCAAGAGGTTCTGCCTTGTGTTGATGTCTCGCTACATATTTTACCACGTTGCCTGCGTTGAAGTCAAGCCCCCAATCCTCGATGGCATCAATTACTTCTATGTTGCCTTGATTGTAGTGCGGGGGGTGGTTTACGGCTTCGCGTCGGGCAATGCCCTCAAGTGCTTCGCGGTACTCTTGTTTTTCCATCCAATGCCTCCTGTGCTTTTTGTATACATTGTGGGCAGAATAGGGATACACGAGTGGGATTCTCGTGTACCACTACTCGCCAAGTCATTGCGTGTTCTCTTGATTTTGCGTCAAATGCGGCGTCACACGCTGAACATGTGTCTGGGCGGTGTTCGAAAGTGGAAATTTTTTGGGCGAGCTTTTCGTTACCCTTGTTCTTCTTCTTGAGACGACGCCTTTCTGCTCTATTCATAATCGTTCCATTCCTGTGATACGTGGCGCTTGGTACGCTGACTGTCGGAATACCACTACCGCTGATGGAAATGGTGCGCTATTTGTCTCGTCTCCAAACTTGATGCGACCACGGACAAAACGAATTTCATCTGCTTTCATCACATAGTCGTGCCAATACTTGGTATCGGTGCGAGCAGGAATAAGCATAACAACTATCGTGTTGTCCTTTTGTCCTTCTTCGTAGCCTTTCTTTACCCAATCTTTTAGTGCTCGACCATAAGGTGGGTTTAGAAATACTCGGTTACCAGACCAATCCTGGGACAGAGCATTGTCTGCCTGGGTGTAGTGGTTGGCAACCTTGTAATTGTCAGCCGATGCGGCGGCATCCAAGGTAAATGGACCAAAGATACCGTTCAGCTTATCAAAGAAAGATTGGGGTGTAGCCCAGTCATTTGACTTTGAACTAAACATTAGTTTTGTTGTGCTCTTATCCACCAGTGCTCCCCAGTGCTCCATCGCCACGATCAGAGATTGTGATTGGCTTTTGGTACAGAGCATCTTCGCCAATCTCGTAAGGACGGAAAGACACAACTGGAATCATAACCAACTGGGCGATCTTCATTCCATCTCTAAGGACTTGGTGTTGATTGCTGATGTTGTGAATGTTGATAAACACTTCTCCATCATAACCAGAATCAATCACATGTGCCCCCACAACCAAGCCACGCTTGGCTGCGACACTGGAGCGATTCATAACTTGAAGCATGTAGCCATGCGGAATACCAAACTTCAAGCCGGTTGGAATGATAAGTGATTGCATTGGAGCAAGAGAGACTGCTTCATCCAAACAAGCAAACACGTCCAAACCAGCGTCAGAGGGATTTGAGCGGACGGGGACCTGGGCACCGTCGCGCACCTTCTTATATTCAATAATCATACTTCTTCCTCGTCTCCACCAGAGAGCATCTTGTAGTTGTCGTAAACGTCGTCAATGTTTACCTTGCCCTTGAACAGACGGTAAGCCTTCACAGCCGCACGGATCTCGTCTGTGTTAAGCCAACCCTGCTCGCGGAACTCGGTGCGCAGTTCGCGCTTCTGTTCCTTGTAAGGCTCCATAGCCTCTTCAATTGCCACGAGCGAACGGATATACTCCAGCACGTAGCGCTTCTTCTCTTCGGTTGATGTAGACATGGTGTCCTCCTTAGTGGTGTTGTTAATGTAACGTGGTGTGGGTCAGGTGTCAAGCAAAAGGATTTCCCTGTGGGAAGCCGTCTCGGAGCAGGGCTGTCGCCATGCGCTGATAGTCTTGGTTAATCTCAAATGAAATCCATTCTTGTTCCAAATATTGAGCAACATGGCATTCGCTTCCAGTTCCACAAAATGGAATAACGACAGAATTGCTTTTGCTCTGATCTAGACAAGATAGAAGCAATTTTTCTGTTAACTCAACTGGCTTCTGAGTTGGGTGTGACAAGATATTGGTAAAGCCTTTTTTCTTTGCTTCTTTTTTCGTATACAATCTGTCATCATCAATATTATAAACAAATCTCTGTCGCAAGCCTGCGCCGCCAGCAAGGGCACTAACTTTGATAACATCTCTTGGAAGAGCACCCTTGTCGTGGACCTTGTAGGTTGTTTCTTCAGAGCCTTCTCTGGAAAACCTGCCAGTGGTATTCTTGCGCTTTCTTTTCGCGCCAGAATAGCCTTTCACATAGTTTTCGGTATAAGGCTCTCTGACAAGATCTCTATTAAAAATCCTCTTCTTTGGATCTTTATAGACACAAAGAATGGATTCGTGACTTCTCTGCCAAAAGTTAAGGGTTGGCGTAGTTTTATTTGTGTAATGCCAAGTAAGCCAGCGGTATGGAAGCCTCAGTTCTACCGCCAGAAAAGCAAGAATTTCACTAAAACCATAAATAAACATAGTGCCAGATGGGGACAGGGCTCTCTCCGCCTCTGTAATCCATTCTCTCGACCACTGAACATATTTGGTAATCTGGGTTTTTGTTTTGTTATTCCCGAAGTCTTTACCAATATTATAAGGTGGATCAACAATAATACAATCAACTGATTCGTCATCAATTTGCTGCATACCCTCAACAACATCCATGTGATAAACTTTATTATAATCTAACATTCGGACCCCCTATTTTACATGCGACAATACAAGCACCAGAATTGATCATGTGATCCCAGTTAATATAATACCAAAACTGATCTGACATTTGCTTTTGGATTTTCATACTCACTGCATCAGAAGTGCCGGTCCATCCGTTTACTTTGCCTTTATTTTTGCCTTTGGTACCGATGGTCTCTTGCCAACTTAACGACTGAGCGCTAATATAGTCTTTATCAATAAAGATGCAAACTTGCTGTTTATTATCTATATCTCTTACAAGAACAGCATAGTGTGTGAACGGCTTGGCAGCGGGGCTATCATGATAGTCTATCTTTTCGCTCAATGTTTTATATTTTGTTGTACGATATGATGAGATTGTCAAAATACCTTTTTTTAAGACTGCACTTTTACAGGAATAAGAAAAGGATTCAGCATTGAGAGAAAAATCTATACCGGGCTTATGGTTACCATCTGGTTCCCAGTTGTTAGGAATACCTGCATTAGCAAAAGCATTTGCTAGGCGTTCTTCCCATAGTTCTCCTTTGAGTGGAAACATTGAAAAATTATTCCATTTATTAATCTCATTCTTGATAAAACTTGATGCCTGATTGATAATTTTTTGATGCATTCTATAAACTCCTATTGATATTATATCCGACTATGCTGCCGCTGTCAAGCGTGCAGCGTCATTTTTTTGAAGCCCGAACAGGGCAAGCTCCTTAGCCTTCGCCTCAATCATAACGTCGAGGTCGTAGCCGTAGTCGTCAATGGGTCCATGGACAAAATCTGAATGGGCGTGAGCGCGAATCTTGGGATCTTTCTTTTCTTCTGCTCTCGACTCTGAATAATGGACTACCGGTTTGATGTCGCCCCAAGTAGAAATAGAGACTTCCAGGGCAGCCTTCTCACTAAGACCACCAGTACAAAACCCGTGATGATGATAATCAAACACAATCGGAATGCCAGTACGAGCAAATAGTCCGTCATAGAGTTCCAGTGCTGAATAAAGCGATTCACGGTCGTCATTCTCCACTGTCAGTCTGGAAGTCACTGATTCCGGAAGTCGTTCAAAGTTCCTTACAAAAGTATCTAGTGCGACCGGCTTGTTTCCGTATGCTGCACCGACGTGAATGTTGATCTTTGCGTAGTGATTGCGAGGTAGCCCAAGCATATCGAAGAACTCGCCATGAATCTCCAAGTCTCTCTTTGTGTTCTCAAACACATTTTCCTTTGGAGAGGCAAGCTTGTTGAATGGTCCAGGGTGTGAAGTGAGGCGAATACCATGCTTCTTGGCATAGTTGCCTGCTGCTTCGCACG